TTGCTAGTTTCATCAAGAAGTTTAAGCCTGACCAAGTAGTCACGATTGGCGATGAGATTGACCTACCCCAGATAAGCAAGTGGGAAGAAGGGCGCATGGGCTCTTATGCTCAAACGCTAGATGATGACCGCAATCAAGCTGTGGACTTGCTCTGGGAGTTAGGCGTAACAGATTGCATTCGTAGCAATCACACAGATCGCCTCTATAACATCATCATGGCTAAAGTGCCAGCATTTGGGGCATTGCCAGAGCTGCGCTTTGAGAAGTTTATGCGCTTTGATGAACTAGGTATAACCTTTCATAAGAACCCTATGCCTATTGCACCTAACTGGATCGCAGTCCATGGAGACCACACACCAATCAAGCCACAGGGGGGCTTATCAGCCCTTGAAGCGGCTCGTAGGCATGGAAAGAATGTCATCTCAGGTCATACCCACAGAGCAGGGCGTTCAGCCTTCTCAGAGGCTTCTGGGGGGCGTATAGGGCGTGTCCTGCATGGTGTAGAGGTGGGCAATCTCATGGACTTTAAGCAAGCTGCATACACTAAAGGTGTGGCTAACTGGCAACAGGCATTCGCAATTATGTATGTGCATGGCAATAAGGTGCAGGTCGATCTCATTAACATCGAGAAGGACGGGACATTTATCGTCTCTGGAAAGACCTACGGACGCGGTCGATAATCGTTATCAAGTCGTTACCAAAATAGCCTTGACTGAGCGTGTGGCTATGGCACACTAAGTTATGTAAGCAACCAAGGGCGTTGTTACAGATAGGGCAAAAAAATGGAGTTCACAAAGATTAGAAGCGGAATGTACGAGAGTGCAGATTGCTGGATTACAGATGTTTGGTTCATGCACGAAGGAGATCCAAGTGCAATCGCTCAACTAGGCAAGACAGGCTGGGCTTATGGATCTCATGGTCAGCTATGGGGTACAGCTAAAACCCTTAAAGAAGCCAAGAAAATCTGCGCTACAAGTATGGCGGTGGCGTAATGGCAAACACAGACAAGCTACTTCTTATCTGCATTATTGGCATGATTATAGGTTTTATTATAGTCATTATAGATGTGCAGAAAACAGCTTATAACAAGGGTGTGCGCGATGGCTATCACCGAGGTCGCAGTATCAAGGGGCAGGAATGAGAGCCAATGAAATCTTACTCACCGCCACCGATACGATCCGTGATCGTGGGCTCTCATATGGTCACCCTGCGGATAACCTGCAACACACCGCAATGCTGCTCTCAGCATACCTACAAACACCGATACACGACTATCAGGTGGCAGGGATCATGGTCTTGGTTAAACTTGCAAGGACTAATCAATCAGCACAACACATCGACAACTGGGTCGATCTCTGCTCTTATGGCGCACTCGCAGGGCAGTTAGCCACAGAGGAAAACGAACTGTATGTTTAATTTAGCCGATTACGAGCCAGTAGAGGTGAGACTTGAAAAGTTTATTAAGGACTATCCAGCGTTCCGCATTTCAACTGAGTTGGAAGTTGTCGAGGCTACTCGATACATTGTTAAGGCGTATCTTTTTAAGAATGCTGAAGATAGCGTTGCATGGGCAACAGGGTACGCTGAGGAAACAGTTACTAGCCGAGGGGTTAATCAGACTTCAGCATTGGAGAATTGCGAGACTTCAGCGATCGGCAGGGCACTTGCAAATGCAGGTTATGCGCCTAAAGGAAAGAGACCAAGCCGAGAAGAAATGAGCAAGGTCGTAGCTGCTAAGCCAGTCAAGCCACCTGTTCAAGAAGTCAAGGCAGATGATCAGGATTATTGGACTACACCTGTCGGAGAATATAAAGGCGTAGTAGATGCGCCTGTCACGTTTGACAAAGCAATGCAGACTGTGACTGCCATTGTGGGTACACCTGAGGCAGTAGAAGCTCCATCATGCGAGCATGGACACATGCAATGGCGTGAGGGTGAGAAGAATGGCAAGGCTTGGGGCGGCTACTTCTGCAACACAGCAATCTCATCGGCACATCGTTGCCCTACAAAATGGTACAACCTTGGATCAGATGGAAAGTTCGCACCACAGAAGGCGAGAGTGTAAATGGGTAACATTGGAATTAAGATTAATGGCGAATGGGTCGATCTCATGTCGGCATTCGTACCATGTCAGCTGTGTAATGAGCCAGTTGCAATCAGAGACTTAGAGGACATTTCATCTGACTCAGTCAATGGCGTTGTGACATGGCAATGCGCCAAGTGCAAAGCAGTCAATGGCTAGTCAAGCAAGGAAGCACAGAGGTTTCCGCACAGAGCGTGTTGTCGCACAGTACCTATCGACTGTATGGCAGGGCGCATGTGTGGGAAGGGGTAATGGTAAGGATATTGTTAATGTGCCGTTCGATGTTGAAGTCAAAGCCCGCGCTGGGTTTCAACCGCTCGCGTACATAAAGCAATTAAAAGCTCGGACAGCCATTTCGGGGGAATTAGGCTTCGGAGTTATTAGACTCAACGGACAAGGTGAAGATGCGCGAGAGTATGCCGCCATCATCCGCTTAGAGGATCTCTTACCATTACTCCAACTTAAATATGGTCACATTACTAACGAACCCACAGAAGCAGACATTGACCGCTGCACAGGCTGTGGGTCTTACATGATACAGAGGTGCTTAACATGCCAGCCTATGACTACAAATGCACACGATGCAATCTCAGTCAAGAAATCACTCACGGATGGCACGATAGACCAGTAATACCATGCACATACTGTAATGAACCAATGGCTAAGGTGATCACACCAATAGCTGCACACTTCAAGGGCAAAGGATGGGGCAAGGATGCTTGAAAAGATTAAGAATGATGAGTGTTACACGCCACAATGGGTGTTTGATGCAATGGGAATTCGGTTTGATTTAGATGTAGCATCATCCAATAGTGAAATGATAGTTGTGCCCGCTGACAGGAAGTACACGGTCGAGGACGATGGATTAGCTCTTCCTTGGGAAGGTCGTGTTTGGATGAATCCACCATTCTCAAAGATTACTCCATGGATTAACAAATGGCTTGAACATGGGAATGGCATCTGTCTCGTACCTCTTAGCTCGAATGGTCGATGGGTCAATCAATTATGGGAATCAAACGCACACGCCGCTTACTTACCTGCAAACATGGCTTTCATGACTAGATCGGGTGACCTAATCAAACACAGATGGCGTTGCTCTATGTGGGCTATTGGTGAGGAAAATGTTGAAGCTCTTAAAGGTATTGGTCGCACTCGCTACTAATAGTTATGCACAGAAGTTATCCACAGGGGGTAAATAAGTGAAGACACGCCCAAGATTTACGCTGTTACTTGACACTATCAGTACCATGACACAGCAGAGCCTATCAAAGGCTCACCGCTGGCGCATTAAGCGCACAGCCAGCGGGGTGCTTGCATGTATTGGGATAGCTCTATGCATCATGCCTGATGCAGGTGGATCTAAACCAATGCAATATGTAAGCTATAAAGAATATGCTCTACATCTATTACATTATGACTATAAGCAATATAAATGCCTAGCAATACTCTATGGTAAAGAGAGTGCTTGGAATCCTAAAGCCCAGTCAGGATCTCACTATGGTATTCCTCAAGGTAAGAGTGAGTGGCTTAAAGACCAAGATGGTTATACTCAGGTACGATGGGGCTTATCATATATTGAACATCGATACTCAACACCATGCAGGGCTTATGAGCATTGGAAGTTAATGAATTGGCATTAGATATAGAAGCTATTGTTAAGTGTAGTAGGTGTGATGGTGAGACTCCAGAGTCAGAGCTAATAGAAGTCTATGCCTGGTGGGTATGTGGTAACTGTTATGATGAGATCTAATGGGCATCGATAAGTTAAACAGCAGACGATACAGGCTGCAGCGTGAACGCGTGTTCATGCGTGATGGCAGGGTGTGTCAGTTATGTGGCACAGATGAGGGCGAGATGCATATCGACCACATCATTCCACGCAAGGTAGGTGGCGACCACAGCCTTGATAATTTAAGAGTGTTATGCAAGTCATGCAACCTACGCAAGGGTGCGCTCAATGAGGGGGTTTTTTTAGCACAGACGGCTAC